AGAAGCGCGTTTATGCCGGGAATTTCTGCTTCCAGCGTCTTGCGCATTTTGTCAATGCCAGCTAATAACGAGTTGTTATTTTCCGCCATGTATGCCGCGATTTCGTCCTTTTGCTCAAACGCTTCGAGCGACTTTTGCACGGTTTCCAGCATCGCCTGATACGTCTCATCGTCCGCCAGCGCCAGCCGCGTTTTGGTTTCCGCCATCGCGTTTTCTTCGTCGCGGGCGCGCTGGTAGTCTGCATTTAGCTGCTTGATTTCTTCCGGCGTTAGGTTCAGCAGACGCGAAAGGTACGCATCGTTATCGCGGGAGTATGTAGTAAGCCCTGACAAGATGCCAACGTCAACGCCAGACGCTTCGGCTTGCTGCAAAGCATCATTGTAGGCGTGTAGCGCATCCGCATTCGTCCCGTACCAACTAAGCACATTTTCCTTGCTGTAATCGGTATCGAGGAGCTTCTTCATTTTCTCCTGCGTGTGCGTTACCATGTAGCCCATGCCGGACGCAACGCCCTTGTAGGCTTCCTGCGCCTTTTTCAGCGTGTCCGCGCGGTAGGTATCCACGTCTTTCAGCGCGGTCTTTAGGTCTTCGAGGGCTTTCTTCTCTGTGTCAACGGCGGCTTTGAAGTCGGAATTTAATTTTGCCTTGCGCCCTTCCGGGCTATTTACATATTCCTCCCGGCTTTTCTTTACATCGTCCAGTGCGACTGCTGCTGCTTCGGCTTGCGGAACAAGCTCTGCAAGTTCTTCCTTTTCGCTTTCAAGCTCCGCTTTTTCCTGTGCAAGCGGGTCTTTCGCGGCGTTCTGTGCGTTTCTAAAAAGGTCGAAATAGTAAACCTGCTCAGCGTTAAGCCCTAATGCAAGCCCTAACCCATTGCCGTACGGATTTTCCTTGCCAACAGCATAGGCATAACTTCGCATGTCGCTTGCTGGCATTTTGCGCGCCGTCTGGTAGTCAGGCTCGTATCCATATCGTTGTGCGTATGTACGCCATGCGTCTTCTACGCGCTTGTCGTATAGGGCTTGTAGTTCGTCGCTGCTTTGAATGAGCAATTCCCTTTTGGCAATATCCGCTTCTGTCTCCGCGATTTGCGTCTGCAAATCATCATACCTTTTCTGCGCATCGGATACCGCTTGGTCGTAGCTGTTGTATTTCGTTACACCATGCAATGTGTCAACGTAATTCTGTATGGCTTCATCGTTGCCGATGATTGCATCCGTTGTAAGGTCGACGTACTGTGACAACCCCGGCATAACGTCTTTCAAGGCTTCCAGCGCGGCGCGCCATTCCTCCGTGGATTTTACTGCGTCGCCGCTCTCATCCTCTATACTCCGCATGGAATCAACGATTGTGAGCGAACGCTGGTATGCCACTTCTGCATCAAACAGCGATTCGTCGCGTTCAGAATAGATTTTCTCGATTGCCGTTTTCTGGTATGACTTGTCAGACAGCACGTTGTTGAGCAGCGAAATCGCGGGCGTTACAACGCCCAGCAGACCCTTGCCGAACTCCGTCTTGATGCGGTCGAGGTTCGTTTGAAGCTTGCGCATTTCGTTTGAGAAGCTGTCCCCGGTTCGCGCAAAGTCACCCTGAGCGTCCTTTGTGGCTTCCAGCAGATATTGATAGCGCAGCGTCGCCTGTTCCGCCTGCGACATCTTATCAAACGCCTTATTCATGCCCTTTTCGAGGGCAAAGGCGTTCAGGTTTGCGACAGACATATTGATGCCAAGCGCCTTCAAGGGCTCGTTTTCCCCGGAAATTCCGGAGCGGATTTTCTCAAATGCTGTGTCGTGGTCGAGGTTGTAGAACGACGCCATATCCGCCGCCAGCCCCGCCATATCCGTAGACATTTGGAGAACTTGGTCATCCGCGATGCCCATCGACTTGAGCATAGCGCCCAGCGTGGACGAATACTGTTTTGCCTTGGTTTCCGTGATGCCGTAGGCGTTCAGCGCCTCCTGCGCCCACTTGTTAATGGTGGACGCGGAATCTTCAAACGTCACATCAACAACGTTCTGCGTCTCCACAAGGTCGGACGCAAGCCCGATTGATTCGTCAATTGACCCCGTGATGCCGTTGATAACGGTATTGACGCCATTCACAAACATATTTCCGAGGAACTGTCCGCTTGCAATTTCGCCGACGATGCCGATGCGTTTTAGAAGCCCAGTGATGCTGTTTTTGGAATCGTCCCCCGAATCCTCTGCGGCTTCCTGCAAGGACTGGATTTGCTGCTGCAAACGCTTGATTTCTTCCGTCGCCTGCGTGGACTGCTGCTGCGCTTGCTGCAATTCCGTCCGAAAACGTCCGCCGTCAAACGTCGGATGAATAGCAAGGCTGTTGAGCTCTTGTTGAAACTGCTCCATTTCCTGCCGGATTTTGTTCAGCTCTTGCGTGTATCCGCTTGTATCAATCTTAAAACTTGCGTACAACTCAAATGCTTCCGCCATCTTCTGCACCTCCCCTCGCCATTAGTCCGTTTATAATATCGTCGCAGATTTCCTCTGCTGTTTTTTGCTTTGTTTCGTGCTTCTCTGCGCCGAAAACGTCGCTGTATGATGGAATTTCCAGATTCGCTCCGCCAAACGACGAAATAGCGAGCACCGTCATCCACGCCATATTAGCCATGTAGCAACGTTTTGCTTCCTCCTGCGTTTCGTGCGCCAGAAGCACCCCCAGCGCGTGAACGTTTTGCGGGCGGTACTTGTACAGCACAGGGATTACATGATGCACCCCAGACGAAGCGCAAAGGTAAAAAAAGCAAACAACGAATCGAGTGTGTCCTTGTCCATCATGGCGGCGGTTTCGGTGAAGTCCATTTCTGCGACTTCCTCCGCCGTCTTTCCGTGCATTGCGCCGAGAATGCCCATCGTTTCCTTGGGGTGCTTGGCGTACAAAATCGGCAGCATCTTCATCAGAATGTCTCGTCCGACAACGTCACCCTTGCTTTTTTCTTCCACAAAGGCTTTCATTTCCTTGCTGTTTACCAGCTTGTCGATGTACGGAATGGCGTTCGCCATCTGCTCAAATGCGGTTGCGGTATTCATGCGTTTTCCTCCTCAAAATTCACGAAAGTGCGGCAGGGCGCGAACCCTGCCGCGTGTTGTTAGGCGGCGGGGTCGAAGAAAATGACCTCACAAGGTGCATATCCGTCGGTTTCAAGCCCATCCTGATGCGCGGTAAACTCCACCGGGATAGTACCCTCGCCCTTGTCCGTCCACGTCAGCGTTGCGCCCGCCGTGTTCAGCGCGTTTTTGATGGCAATCAGCACATAGCCCTTCGAGGTGTCGCCCACCCAGACGAGACTCTCAATATAGTCCGCGTCCTTGATATCGGTGCGAATCTTAATGGTGTGCTTCTTCTCCGTGTCCGTCACATCGGCAGTGCCGAAAGACCGCTTAAGGTTGTCGGCATTGATTTCAAGCAGAGTAGTCGTCAGCTTGATAGTCCAGCCATCGTTGACGCTGCTGCCTTTCCATTCCTCGCGCTTGCCGTCCGCCTCGATGCTGCGGGTGTTGGGCGTGCAGACGAACGTGCCGCCGCCGCGCGTTGCGCCAATCAGCGCGGAACCGCTTGTCTTTTCGCGCTCCGTTTTCAGCAGCGCGCCAAGCGTCGCCGCGTCCGTGGCGGTGGAATAGTCAAAATTTGCGAGAAACATCCCGGCATTGAGCTGCAAATTTTCAAAGGTGCTTGCCCGAAGCCCAGTCGTCATTTTTTTACCTCCTGTTAGGTGTAGTAAGTCACGATTTCATAGTAAATCCGCCCGTAACAGACGCTCTTGAGCGTCGTGTCTACTTCGAGGCGGAAAAAGTTGCTATTGTTGCGGTATAGCGTGATAAAGCCATCGTCGCAGTAGATTGCCGTCCCCTCCGGCGGAATGGCGCGGCGAACCTCGTCGAGGATTGCGGCGCGCTGCAAGTTTACGTTGCTGCCGTTTTCCGCTTGACAGCACAGCGTGCAAATCATTGTAGACTTCCCGAGGGCGTCTCCCTCTTGTAACTGAAACGCGAAATAGGGAAAAGACGCTTCCTCCGGCACTGCATCCTCGACGTATGCAGGGATGGGCTTGCCCTCGTAGGTGAAACTGTTCCAAAACTTGTATAGTTTCCGCTGCAAGTCAATCACGCAGTTACCACCTCCGCGTCCGCCTCGCGGAAGTGCATATCGCTCTGCTCCGGCGTTGTCATATCCCGCGCGTCCGACGTGATGCGGAAGACTTTGCCGTCGGAAATCCGTTTCACGCGGTCGTTCGGAAGCAGTTCCAGCATATCGGAAAAGACGATGGTGAAGAGTTCGCGGATGCCGCTCTGATATGCAATCATGGCTTCCGTGCTGCTGTTGCGGATGAATCCGGCGCGGAACGGCGCGCCGTCTGTCCATGTGACAACGATGCCGCCCATGCCGTCGGATTCCGTGCGCTTGTCGACGATGCAAGCGTCATCCAGAAAATCAGTCCACGCCATCAGCCCACCTCCGTATACATATGGCGATACGGTCGCAGTTTGTCCGCGAATGCCGCTTGCCACGTTACAACGCCATTGCTGCCAGTCGCCCGCGAATAGCTGTAATGCCCGAACGATTCCGAGGTGTATGCCCCCGTTGGGTTTTTTGTCTCGTACTCCGCGCATTCCTTCGCAATCTCGACAAACGGGCGCGGCGGGTACAGAAACCACAACGTGCCGTCGAAAGTTTCCTCCCCGTCTGCGTCCTCCATTGCGCCAGAAACAAGGCTGTGAACGCCGTCGTTCCGCGCGCTGCCGCTGATGTACACATAGGGCGAACCTACATCAGGGACGATTTTACCGCCCGCGATGCGAATCTCCCCCGTGTACTTGCAGCGCTCAAAAAAGTTGTTACACTCGCGCATTGCCATTTCCAGCGTCACAGCCATGTTTCCACCTCCATTAAGTCGCTGCCGTCACCGTCGCGCTGCCGGAGCGAATCACGCGGTAGTCGCTGGTGCATTCC